TATTCCGCTTGTTCCTCTATTTTTAGCGGCAAACCCGCCGTATCGCCTAAACCGTCATTGTTCAAAATAATCTGCGCTTGCTTGCTGATTATCTCGAATAACAGATTTTCAAGTTCCCGTTCGCCGATTTCGAGCTTACAGCACTCTGCATTTATATCAACTCTCGTATATCGGCATACAAACGCCCGCTCTTTTCGCGGAGCAATCTGCATAACGTGACGGCAGCAACCGCAAACGACTTTTGATTGCAGGGTATATTTTGCTTCGCCTGTTTTTTTCGGACACTTGAAACGTAATATCGCCGACTGCGCCTTATCATATATTTCACGGCTGACTATTGCGGAGTGATGATTGGGTATTTTGAACCACTCGTTTTCGGGTTTCAGACGCGAAGTATGTCCGCCGATTTCAGTAACGGCTCTTTTTCCTATCACATACGTACCCGTATAACGCTCATCTTCAAGAATCCGTAAAACCTGTGAACGCTGCCAAATGCCGTTACACCGCGAAACATCGTGAAAACCTTTACCGTTAGCTTTCTTATACTCGCCCGGCGTAGGGATTTTCCGCTCGTACAAAACCTTAACCACATCATGCGCGTTACGCATTGTCAGAGCGGTTTCAAATATAAGACGAACAACATCGGCGGCAGTTTCGTCGATTTCAAGCCGTCCGTCCGCGCCTTTGCGATAACCGTAAGGACAGATAACGCTCTGATATTCGCCGCGTTTCATCTTCGCATATTTCGCGGCTTTCGTTTTCTTGGACATATCATGGCTGTAATACTCGTGCATGAGAAACTTAAACGCAACCTGCATACCGCCCGTATCTTCCTTGTAATCGTTGGAATCAAACCCGTCCGATATAGAAATAAATCTTGTTCTGAATAACGGGAACACCATTTCAAGAAAATAACCCGTTTCTATGCTGTTTCTGCCGAACCGTGAAAAATCCTTGACGATTATGCAGTCAACTTTGCTTTCCCGCACAAGTTCAAGCAATTTCTGCACACCCGGACGCTCGAAGTTTACGCCGGAATAACCGTTATCGACAAACTCAATTATTTCTATATCATCAATATCAAGCGATTTTATATGACGGTCGAGAAGAAGGTTCTGATTAGCTATGCTTAAACTGTCATACTTCGCATCTTCAAGGGACAGGCGTATATATTTCGCGATAACATACTTACTCATTCGCCGTCACCCCGCTTATCATATCAAATCCTTTGTCGAACAGGAAATCAACGTCAATGCTCCTGTCGGAAAAAATCCGTATGCTTCCGACTAAACAATCAATGATTTTCGCGGTAACGCCGCTGTTTTCGCTGTCCGATATTAAATCTGAAAATCCACAGTATTCGGAAATCTGCCTGTCGAGTTCGGTCTGCTGATGTTCGAGTTCAGAAGCGCGGGTTAAATTTGCCTGCATTTTAGATTCGTAACTCCCGCGCATTTCGCGGTATTCATCAGAATTTATTAAACCGCTTACAAGGCTCTCATACAGACTTTTGAACATTCGCCCGTTTTTATCAGCTTCAAGTTTCAACGCCAAAAGTTCAGCTTGGACTTTCTCGCGTTTTGAATCAATATCAGCCGAATTTTTGCGGAGTTTCAATGAATTTCCGACTATAACATGAGCGTGTGACTGTATCATTATAAGCAAGGCTTCTTTTAAGTCCTGTTCTGGAATTATAAAAGATTCGCACGAACCGCGGGCTTTACGGCTGTTCGACAAGCAGTGAAAAACATAAATATCTTCTGATTTCTTCCGTTTCTGTCTTTGCCTGTGCATACTGCCGCCGCAATGACCGCAGAATACTTTTCCCTTGAAAATATTCGCTGAGTAAGGCGTTCTGTTTTTAGCGGATTCCTTATCAGCTAAATATTTCAACCGTTCCTGCGCTTTCGCAAAATCTTCGCGGCTTATGATAGCTTCGTGGGTATCGGGAACGCGAATCCATTGGTTTTCATCAACCCAAACTTGTTTGCGGCTCGTCGTTTGGCTCTTTCCCTGAACCATATCGCCGACATATACTTCATGCGTTAAAATACGGGTGATTGTAAACGTCTGCCACGCGCCGTTTCCTATGAGATTTTTGTGACTTATCAAACCATTTTTTTTGCGGTAATGGCTTGGCGTGGTTATATTCGCTTCGTTCAATCGGCGAACGATATGATTTGCGCTGACATTATCAAGAAACCATTCGTAAATCTGCCGAACAACAGGAGCGGTTACAGGGTCAACAATTAATTTATGGCAGTTGTCCGGCGACTTCAAATAACCATAGGGCGGTCTTGAACCTACAAAATCGCCGTCTTTCATCGCTTGACGCTGCTGCGCTTTAATCTTGCGCCCTATATCCAAAGCATAAGCCTCGTTTACGATATTTTTAAGGGGCAGGATTACGCTTGAACCGCTGTTTGTATCGTCGTTTGTGTCGAAATCATCGCTTACCGCAATAAATCGGCAGCCAAGCGACGGCAAATATTTTTCGATATAATAGCCCGTATCAATAGCATTGCGTCCGAGCCGTGATAAATCCTTTACGATAATACAGTTAATAACGCCGTTTTCCGCGTCTGCAAGCATTTTTTTGAACATCGGACGCTCGAAAGTCGAACCCGAAATGCCGTTGTCGATATAAAAATCATGCAATTCAATATCAGGCGCGAAGTCTATAAAGTTTTGCAGTATTGCTTTCTGCGTATCGACAGAATCGCCTTTTTTCTTGTTATCTTCAACAGATAAACGAATATATCCCGCCGCTTTATAAACGGTCGCCGCGCTGACAGGTTGCGTAACAGCCGCCGTATTAAAGTGTTTTCTACTTGTACGAGCCATGTTACGCGCCCTCCTTTCGGAGAATCGCGAGAGCATTTTCATATTCAGACTGATAATTGAAAGTAATAAGAATATCTGTCTTACTTTCAATTTTTATATTCTGAATCAGGTTTACCACCGTCCGGCGGTCGATTTCAGTCAATCCGCCGAAGCGTTTGAAATGTTCCATCCACATAAGACGGTCATGTTTGCAGGCGAGAACCGTTTCGATTTCTTTTTCAAGTTTCATATTTGCCGTAATCAGAGCGTCAGCGTCCTCGGTATATTTGTTTTTAAGAGATTTATATTCGTCTTTGCTCAAATTGCCGCTTTACGGGTCATGCGGTTGCCGCAGCACCCGCAAATGAGTATGCCGGAAAATATATAAACTTTATCGCTGTGAGGTGATGTGCGGGTATCAAGCCGCAATATTTTTTGAGCAAGGTCGAAATTATGCTTCTTTATGATGGATTCATGGGCGTTTTCGATAACGCGCCATTCGCCCTCCGGTTTTTGCACGAGTTCTTTCAGCTTATAATTCGGAGTGCCGCTCTTACCCTGTATAAGCGTACCGATATAGGTTTCGTCGTTTAATATACGAATAACAGTAGTCGCAGACCATTTTGCTCCGTCCCTGTCGGCGTAACCGCCTTTAGGGTGCGGCAGTTCCCTGTCTTTTTTATACTCTATCGGCGATAATACGCCGGTATTATTGAGCGTTTCAGCTATTTTCAACGCGTTTACGCCGTCGATTTTCATGCGGAAAATATCCCGTACAATGCCTGCGGGATATTCGTCTATGACGAGTTGATTATTGTTGTCGTCGGCTTTCCTATATCCGTATATAGGGCAAGCGCCGACAAAATCTCCGTTATCGCGCTTCACGTTAAGCGCGGAGCGCGTCTTGACCGATATATCACGGCAGTAAGCGTCGTTGATAACGGATTTTACCGACACAACGAGGTCGTCGCCGCTGTCTTTGAGCGTGTCTATGTTATCGTTAATCGCGATAAATCTAACGCCGTAAGCGGGAAATATCCGCCGAAGATACCGCCCCGTTTCGATATATTCGCGCCCAAAACGCGAAAGGTCTTTCACTATGACGCAGTTGATTTTTCCGCTCTCAATGTCGGACATCATTTCTTTAAATGCTTTTCTGTCAAAGATAATACCTGAAACGCCGTCGTCTACAAACTCGCCGACCGCCTCGATTTCAGGGTGATTTTTCAGAAACTCGTCGATTTGTCTGCGCTGGTTTCCGATGCTGTCACTTTCGATTGTCTTTTCGTCCGTGTAGGACAGGCGAAAATATTTCGCCGCTTTAAATAATTTTTCTGACATGGCAATACGCTCCTTAAATTTTTTCAAGACTTTTCCGAAAAAATCAAGGGTTGCGGGTCAGCGTTATGCAATTACTCTTTTTCAATTATAATTATACCCCTGCCTTTCGGAAAAATCAAGTTTGTCGTTCGATATTTTATATAAGTAAGAATTTTCACGCCATAATCCTTTGCAGACATTCCTCTAATGTCGCGCCGCCCTCGGCGAACCGCGCCGTTACGGTAAATTTACCGCACTTGAAACAGTAAGGGTTTTTGATTTGCCTGATAAATTCGGCAATACGCTCTTGTTTCGTTAGATTTTTGTCAACCGTGACCGTGCGAATATCTACCAAATCTGCGCTTATTATATCTTTATTCACGGGTATTACCTCCATTTTTCCATACATAAATTAACCTTGTCCCAAGTTGGGACAAGGTTCGAGTGTGTAACAAATATTTATACAAACGGGATTCCATTGAATGAGTTTGCATTTTCTTTGGCGGCGGCGATTTCGGGGCAGTACAGGATTTCCAATTCATGAATACGTGTTTCAGCTTTGTCAAGCCGCGCCTGTAAATTATTAATAATGCCGTCCTTATGGTAAACGGCGTTTTGGTGAAACTTTTTAAGCTCCGAAAGCTCCGATTCTGCGCTGACAGCCCGCACTCGTTCTTGTTTTAACTGCCGCTGTAACTCTACAACCTTTTTTTCCGGCGGCAGGGCGTTAAATTCTTTGTTACGTTGAATAGCCACTTCGTCCTCTTTAGATAACAGCCTCGACGCATTAGATTCCCCGGAAGATTTTTTTGCGGCGGCAGACTTCGGAGGTTTTACGCTTTTTTCTTCGGTTTTATCGTCTTTTTGCATATCTTCGCTGATAATTTCGGCGGCTGCTTTTTCCGCTTTTTCTTTAGCTTTTAACTCATCATAAGTTCCGCGAATGGTGCGCTGTCCTTTGTCGAGTTCTTCTTTAATTTCATCAGACGCATTTTCATCTATATATTTAGCTCGGTCATATTGTCGTCCGCTCATATTAATTTTTTTACCTATAGCGTCACGACTCTCTTTTTTCTCAAGGTACGGACCGTGGTCCGTACCTTCTTTATCTATACCGCCTTTGCCGCCAAGCGACATACGCTCTTTAGCTTTCGCCTTTTCAATTTCTTTGAATAATTCAACATAAGCCATTTTTTCCGAATAGGTAAAAGGCTCACGCTGTTCATTCTCGCTTATCTCAATCATCAGTTCAGCTTCGGCGTCGGAAGGGGTTAAAATTCTTATATCAATCTCTGTGAAACCCATACTTTCAAACGCTCTCAGCCGCCGAAGCCCTGCTATCAGGCGGTATTCATTTTCGTCGATTGACATAACCGCAATAGGGTTAATCAGCCCGTTTCGCCGAATATCGGCGGCTAATTCGTCGATTTTATTAATTTCTTTGCGTACCCGCTCCGTTACCCGTATATTTTTAATCAACGCTTTCATAATCGCAAGCCTCCAGTTAATAATTTCCGACATTCGCGCTACCCCTCCCATTTCAGCCTTTTTTTGCTGTTATTTCCTAACCCTTTATTGTAATGGGCAACGAGTATGCGGCAGAATACCTTACGCACTTTCGACGAGTAACGCGCTTCTCTTGAAACGTCTTTATAGTCAAACCATATACTATGGAAGGAATCTTTAAGCCGTTTGTCAAAATCTGCCGCGCCGTAACGGTGTACGAACTCCGCAACGCCAAGCATACAATCGCCGCATGAAGCCGTCGCTATACCCGACCATGTGTGCGCGAGCAAGCGCAGCGTATAGTCTAAAACTTCAAACCCGTACTCGTCAACTATTTCAAACAGAGTGTTTACCGCGCCTATCTGTGAGAAATCTTTGTTGGAAAATCCGATATGGAAACTGTTTGAATGTATAATCTCATTGATTCTGATGCACTTTTCGTCGCCGGATATGATGCCCGCTTTAAATTTATCAAAAGGTATCAACCCTCGTTTGTCCTGTCCCTGCCGCCTGAAATAATCGGCTTCATCTTCAAGCGTAAGTCCCGTCAGTATTTCGCACAGAGCGTGAGTATATTCCAATGCGCGGAGCGCGGACAAACGGTGCGCCCCGTCGATAATATGATAGCTGCCGTCACGGTTGGACAGAGTAAGCGTCCCTAACTTTGCCTCGTCAAAATCTTTGATTATATTTTTAACTTGCCTGTGGTTTGTTGTTCGCTGATATATGCTCGGCTCAATTTTTGCTAACGGAACATAAACGAACTGCTGATTAGGTGTTTTCTTTTCCATGTTTAAAATCTCCTTAAAATTAATTTAATATATTTTTTCGTGTATCAAACCTTGTCCCAAGTTGGGACAAGGTTAGGTCAGCTTGAGTTATCAAAAAATTTATCATCTTTAACTGCCCGATAAAATCGCGTTAATTCGTCAATATCGTCCGTTATTCTGCATGGCGGCAGAGCGGAAATCAATGATTCGTGATACGCGCCGCCGAAATATGCCCGAATATCAAGTATCGCAATAACGCCCGTGTCAGTTTCAAGCCGCAGAAGCCGTCCCGCGCCCTGCTTC